GAAGAATAATGGGAGCTCGTATAAATTTTGTTTTTAAAGATGATTTAGATTCAGCGGTAGTACTGTACAGTCACTGGGGCCAGACAGAATGGCAACGGGACCTAGCAATGGCTATGAACCATGCTAAACCTAGATGGACAGACTCTTCATATGCAACACGTATGATGATTAGTTACCTTATGCAAGATAGCATTCTAGAAGAAACAGGGTTTGGTATCTATTCAATCACTGGGACCAACTATGACCTGGGGGAGCAGACAGTGGTAATTGATTTAATTAATCATACAGTCACTGATATCCATCCTGTCAAATGGGATAATTTTATCCAAGCATATTTACCTGAGCACGCAGCGGTATAAGCAGACGCTGCAACGGGGGAGTGCGATTTGTGGTGGGTTGCGCTCCCCCCTTCTTTTTGATACAATGAACTGAGGGAGAACTATGAGACGAAAACTAATAACCAAAGAAGAAAAGGTAGCAATCCAACTATCTAATGTTTTGGCAGACCTTCGCCTTGACCTTGACATGGTGGGACAGTATCTTGCAGAGTCATCTCCCAATGTAATCTACAATCGTTTAATTACTATTGCAGACTCAGCGGAACATACAAAGCAAGAGCAATACAATCACTACAATAACTACAAACTATTCTAGAAAGGCTGCAGCGGTGGGCTTGACAAGAGCCTGCCGTTGTGCCCGAGAAACCTTCTTTCAAACCTTATTACGATAGAGCTAAAAATTTCCCATTTTCTAGACATTACGACAGCTCAAAAATTTTCTCCTAATTTAGACATTACGAACAATCAAAAAATTTTCCAGATTGTAGCCTATCAAACCTTATATGTCAAACCATGTTATAATGGTTTTATGGGAAGAGATCATTTTGCTCAGCTATCTAGACAAACCTCTCATCGCCATGATCAACCACATGATATAGAAACCTTCAATAAAGACTTTGGTGCTATATGTGGTATGTTGTATAGTGTTATAACTCTTAAGTGTTTCTTTCCTAAGTTCCCCGCCCAAAACGTGACTAATAATCCTGTCAGTGATTCTGCGGGACGGTATATACAAGAACAACTACCACTCTAAATCCCTATAGTATATAAGACATTACGATATCAAACCTTTTCTCCTGGTTTTTGATATCTTTTTAAATATTATCAAACCTTTATATAATATTATTGGACATTTCGGACGATTTTGTATAGGGTTTTATATAAGGTTTGTAAGGTTTGATACTTGACAAATGTGAGGTTTGGGTATATAATGCAAGCCAGATGTAAGGTTTGATAAAGCCAGATGTAAGGTTTGAAGGTTTGGTATGTGAGGTTTTAAAGCCGTTGACATTACGGCCCCATCTGTATAAGAGCTCAATAACCCATTAGACATATTGAAAGTACATGTAAACCATATATAAAAAATATCAGTAAGATTTATATGTGGATAACCTGTGGATAACTATGTGTAAAACCACTAATTTAGGCTATCCAAATTATCGTTTAGCTGTGGATAACTATAACACTTCTATATTCAATTGCGTATAGATGTGCTATCATTAACATATGATAACTCCTGAGATACTAGAAACCATCAAGCAACACAAGAAAGACTCTAAAATTGCGGTAATTAAAGATTTCTGCACAGACACTCCATCATGGCAAGAGTTCATTGATTACATAGACAAAGGCTCTAATGCTAAAGAACCTACTATGCCTCAACCAGGTGAGTATGATAAATCTTTGGGTGGTGTAACCATTGGTAATGTTATGATCAAACAAAACTTCTACTTCTATATATCAGGAAGTGGTCCTATAGGAAAAGCCAGTCAAGAAATACAAGACTCTTTCACTCACGAGTTTGGTACCTATGGGGGTATTAGTACTCTTTATGTTAACTTCTCTACAAACCTAAGTAATATTCCACAACACTTTGATCCACATGATAACTTCTATTGGCAGTGCATAGGCTCAACTACATGGCATTGTGAAGATAAGACATATGAGGTAAATCCAGGAGATCTGGTATACATCCCATCTAAGACCTATCATGGAGTAGATTTCTCTATGCCTAGGGCTGCTGTAGGCTTTAGCTGGAACCTAGACTAAAAAACGGTACACGCTCTTAGGCTATTGGGCATATGGGCATATCCTTCTATAGGGGTTATTTACTATAGGGATTATGGTTTCTTATTTGACTTACCCGTTTTTTTCTGAGACAATAGGGTTATGAAACCTTTATCAGATAGACAAGTAGACAACCGCTTCTGGAACATGATTAGAGATAACTGTGACCATGTGTTTGAATGGTCATTGCAATGTGGTGAAGTAGCCTGTGATAAGTGCTATACAACCTATGATAAGTATAAGAAGATATCTCAAGAATGAAAAAATGTTACGCTACCAAGAACAATGGCAAGACCTGCTTTGCTAATGTTACTGCTGCCTGGCCTGCTCAAACATGCCACATACATGACCCAAATGGAAAGTTTAGACAACAATTAAAGGCTAAAGGAATGGGTAAGAGTTATGTTGTTAAGTGTGAACATAAATGGTATATGCGTGAAGAAGGCATTCAATGCGAGAAATGTCTTTTAGTGTGGCAAAAGGGAATGGATTAAAATATATGGAGAATCATGGTATTTAACGATTGGTTTCACATGCTAATGTCTTTTTGGGTTTATGGGATGGCAACAAGCTTTTCCCTTATTTGTTTATGGCTAATAAAAGACCTTGTAAAGATTATTATAAAAGGTGAGTAGAATCATAGTGTGTCCTGTATGCAAGAAAGAATGGGAGTTTAGAAAAGGCTTTGCTTACGAAAGTCTATATAAGCATATGAAGGTTTGTAACCAATAGTGCCCGTGTAGGGCATTCAAAGGTTTGCTTACCTCTATTTTGCCGCCGAACTTTAAAGACGATTGATCTGCTTATTGACGAACTCTAAAAATTTGCCCGTAATAAGTGCGAAACCTAATTCAGGCTTTGCACTGACGCATGCTGGACTTACTATATACTTTGCCCATTCCTTTACAGCTTCCTTGTTCTTGCCTGCTGTATCTGCTAGAAGGTAGGATACGATGCCTAGAGGGTATGCCCCAGGCTCTTTGGTGGAATAGTCATAGGTAAGTATGTTATTTGAGTCAATAGAGGCTTCTCCAAGGAATGCTGAGACATTTGCGCTGTTTGGCTCAACGAAGTTACCAGATGCATTACCTATATTTACTACCTTTAAGTTAAAGAACTTAGCAAAGGAAACTTCTGCATAAGTAATAGAGTACTTAGTCTTTGATGCAAGTGTTGCTACACCTTGTGACTGGTTTGCTCCAACAATTCTTCCCATGTTACCAATGTCATTTATATTCTTTGGAAATGATGTTGAGAATGAGTCAGACACTGGCTTTGTCCAAACCTCTGGTAGTGATGCCTTCATGTATCTAACAAAGTTATTTGTTGTTCCAGAGTTATCAAGTCTAAACACCACCTTGATCTTTTGATTGGGAAGTGTATATACAATACTCTTGGTTGCTATTCTTAATACTACTGGGTTGCCATACTTGTCTTTAACTAGATTACCAGACTTATCTTTTCTGTAAATAACTTCTTTAATCTTTCTATTGTTATCAGCTTTAATAGCAGGATCATTCCACATTGTTATGTCCCCTGCAAAAATCTTAGCAATAGTGGTTGATGATAGATAAACCTGTCTGTTACCTGGAAGGTTATGCATTACAGCAATAGGTGCTGCAACAACTGGTATGTGTATGATGGATGGCTTCTTAGTTGCTGCAGTGTGTGCTGAATCGGAGAACCAGAAATCACCAATGCCCTTGTCTGATGATGTCTTGCCAGCCCCAGAGCCATTTGGAGAGTATGTAACTACATTACCTGTTGACTTGGCATAAGATGATCTGCATTCGTCAATAAGGTTTGCTGGAAAAGATGCTCCATTACCAACAATATTTTCTGCTGCAAAAGCAGGGGTAGAAATAGATAGAGCAGCAACGACTGCTATTACGATAAGTTTAAGTCTCATAATAAGAGTATATAGTAAATAAACTATATTCTAGCAAACAATAGGCTCATTTAACCAAGTGTTCATCTAATGTTTTATATACTGACATATAGCATAAGTATGATACTATATATACATGAAGCCAATCCTAAAGCCATTGATAGAAATTAATATTACAAACAATCATAACGAATCCTTTACCCTTAAAACATTTGATCATGTTTCCTTGATAGTAGAGCACGAGCATGCATCTCTTAATAATTCTTTTGCTTTAAGATTTTGTGGTGATAAAGACAATGGAACCTATGTTGAGATTGGATCATCACACTGGGTTGAGGGAAACCATACATACATGCTTGAGAAAGAATTTGGATGGACAGGTGTAGGAATAGACATTGAAAAACACCATGCAGATAAATATAACGAAGCTAGGTCTAACCCATGCATAGAGGGTGATGCTACGACATTTAACTGGGATAAGTACTTTGAAGAAAATAACTTTCCAAATCAAATAGACTTTTTATCAATAGACACTGACGCATCAAACCTTTTATCACTAATAAATCTTCCATTGTCAAGATATAGATTTTCTACTATTGTTTTAGAAAACAAAGAAAGCTCAAACCAAGCATTAGATATTGATGAAAAAGTAAAAAAAATACAACGAGAAATTCTTGCTAAATACAACTATACACTCATTGGGTCTGGGTTTACAGATGATTTTTGGATAGATAATACATATCTTGATCTTCAAGGAAATCAGTGGGACCCCTTAGCCTTTGCTTTCTGGAATAAACTGATACACAACTAATAGCATTTATGGTATGATATAGGTATGAATAAAACAAAGTGCTTCTTTTGTGACAAAGAGGCTGCATACCTAGACGTTGTGGTTAATCATGCAGACTACATAGTTGCAGACGTATGTGAAAAGCATTTACAAATGGGACTGTCTTCTTAAGTCCCCCAAAAAAAGGGGTAACGCAATGAATCAGGGATGGCAAAACAAAAGCGAGCAAGAAGAGTTTGTATTAAAACTACTTAATAATAAAAAAGAGGGTTACTACGTTGAGTTGGGTGCTGCTCATTCAAAGAACGGAAGTAATACCTATAGGCTTGAAAATGAGTTTGACTGGAAAGGTGTTTCATTTGAGATTGTTCCAGAACTGCACGAAGAAATATCTGCAAATAGAAAGAATCCATGCATATTAGGAGATGCCACTAAGTTTAACTATATAAGCTATTTTGAAGAAAATAACTTTCCAGAACAAATAGATTATCTTCAGGTAGACATTGATGCTGGGTATCAGTGGGATGGTAGACCAGCTGGTAACCATTACACAACATTGCATGGACTAATTGCGGTGCCACTAAACAAGTATAGGTTTTCAGTTATTACATTTGAACATGATTCCAACATGTACTGGAGAAATACAGCCATGAGAGATGCACAACGAGAGATTCTTGATTCACTTGGATACTCCTTAGTTGTAAGACAAATTCATGAAGACTGGTGGGTTGATCCAAATGTTATTGGTTTAGAAGACTATAGAAGTAGTTTTAAATGGGATACTCTATAGGAATGGATACTTTTCATGTAGAACATTTTTTCCCAACAATGGAAAAAATAGGTGATGAAGTATATGTTTACAGAGGTTTTTTATCAAAAGAAAAAGTAAAGCAATATTTAGACATTATTCTTGATCAAAAAGAATGGATAGATGGTGCACAGTTCAACAAGCCAACAATTGAAACATTTTCAAATCCTATATTTGGAGACCTGTTAAAAAAAATTCAGGATGAATTAGCTTTAGAAAAAATGTTTCTTGAATTTACTCCAAGCATAACAAAAATAAAAACTGGAAATGGTATGGAAGAACATTCTGATGATTGCCCATATTGTTGGAAAGTCAGGGACCCAGAAATAAATATAAGTGATAACGAAGGCAAGAGATGTGTTCTTTATGGCATAGTTTTATATTTTAGCGATTTTGAGGGTGGAGATATATACTATCCAGAACAAGGTATATCCTTTAAACCAGAACCTGGTGACTTAATCATGCACTCAACAAAAAAGTACTGTAAGCATGGGGTCAGTCCAGTTACTAGTGGTACAAGGTATTCCTTATCTCCTTATATAGTTCAATATCACTCTGAATCTGACGAAAAAGTGGCATATGATTTTTGGAATAATTACACATTAAAAAATATTTTTTAATATAAAGGGTTGACAAACAACATTGTAGTTGATATACTAATTATATGAAAGAACCAAGCATTATGAAAATGGACTGGAAGGCTTTAGGGTATGAAAGAGAGTATAAAGATGGAAGACTCAGATGGGTTCCTCAGAATGTCACAGAAAATACAAAGGACAAAGATACTTCCTCTTAGGTGGATAGGTAATGCCTGTAGTGATATCGCTACTAGGAGTTTGCTTAAAGCTTTTGATTTAGATGAGCAAGGCAATTATGGATACCGTTTCAAATTTCATAGTAAGGTATGGGTTAAGTTCAACAAGCCCTATGAACGTTGGGGAACATACTACACAATTGATACAAGTGGGTGGGAAAATTAATTATGGGATGTAATAAATGCGGTATGACAAAAGAAAATATATCCTACTGGGATACTCATCAGACTATGAGCGACTATAGCATTTGGTGTTTAAAGAAAGTTGTGGTATTATAAAACTATGGAAAAAACATACTTAGATGATAACAAAAAAATATGGGTTATAGAAAATTTTTTGACCCAAGAAGAAATAGACTGGTTTAAAGTTCAAACGGATGATCCTAATGGTTGGTATGCTACCATGCGTTCTCCATATGGAAACATTTTAAATAAATTTTTAGATGTTTTACCAGTATACGATAATGAAGGAAAGATTGAATTTCCTAATCAATTTTCAAAGTCTATAGATCTTCCAGTATTTTCTAGTCCTGGAGGTATTTGGGAACGACTTGAGTCTGTCTTGCCAGAGGGATATAGGAGGCATGCAACTCTTCAAACTTTTAAGTATATGACAGATGAAGAAATTCAGACTAACTTAAACCATGCATTCTTTGAGCCTTATAATACACCAGAAGTGACGATACAAAAAGACAAAATTGACTTTGCAATGTACTGGCATTATGATCCAGGATTGGAAAGTAACATTCTTATATCTTTTAGCTTATACCTAAATGATGATTTTGACGGTGGAGAATTAGAGTTTGCAAACTTACCAATAAAAATAAAACCAAAGTCAGGAATGTTAGTTGGAATACCTGGTGGAGAGTTTTATACACACAGAGTTGCCAAAGTTCTTGGTCCAAACTCAAGGCATACTCTTTATGGCAATTCTTATGTAAATCCTCAGAGTGCTCCAATTAGCACTGCTGATGACTGCTAATTTGATAATGAATAAACATTACGATATCCCTGATCCATTTCAAACCTTTGTAGCCAAGAAGTATGCTAATGCCAAAGGCTATGTGCATGATTTCTTTACTGGGGAATGGTCTTATAAGTGTATTGCTTGTAAGGATGATCTTTCTGCTCCATCCCGCAAAATTATGACAAAGATTAGACTGTTTCACACACGCAACGAGTGTCTTGGAGGATACTAATGAGAATTAAAATTAATCGTGGCAAGCAGGTTGCTAACTATTCTTTGGGAGTCTATGCACATAACTGGGCGTATCCTATTGCCAATGAATGGGAAGTTGGTATATACTTTTTAAAGTGGTATGTGGGAGTGGAGTTGTTTAGATGAACGAATCAGAGTTTGACCAAGAGTTTAGTGTTGAAGACATTACGAACGCCATAGTTAATCAGGCTAAGGCTGAGGTTAAGTCTAAGTTTGGCAATAAGAAACGGCATAGACAATAATTAAAGATAAATATCTTCAAGACATCTATTACAAAACCAGTCAGCTGAACCTGCAACCTTTCTAGAACCACCATAAACAACTTCATTATTGTCTACCTTATCAATTACTTCCCCATACATATATCCGTATACTATTGGTATTAGCCAGTGGTCGCATTCATACATACAATAATCATACCATACTTGCATTACCGCTGAGTTTCTGGTATGATTGACATATGGAAACAAATGGGTGGACTAAAGACTTAGATGATGAACAAAAGGCCTACGTTATGGACCTAGTTATCACTACAGTCAAAGAAATTAGAGAGCAGATTGCTCAAGATATTGAGGCAACTGTTCCTGTTTGGCAAGGCTTGGGTTTTATGAAGAGTCGTAGAACAAAGGCTGCATTTAAAGTATGTGCTGCAATTGCAAGAGGACAAAATGAAAGGGTACCTATATAATGTGGTCATGGGTTCTAGCAATACTAGGCATCACTGGAATATTTCTTGTTGGAAGAAAAACAATATGGGGTTGGTTAGTACTTTGTGCTAATGAAGTTCTTTGGGTTACATATGCTTTAGTAACCAAACAATATGGATTTATAGCAATGGCAATTGCATATGTTGTAGTATATCTTAAGTCGTACTCTCACTGGAGAAAAGATCATTTACAAATAGAAAAGGAAAATAAATGAACATAGCAGAAGCACTTGTACTTGGACTATTTGCATTCTTTGCAGGGTATGGAGTATCATATCTTGTAATGACAATTGGTATTAAGCAAGATAAAGAATAGTGGTATTAGCTCCAGTAGCTCAGTTGGTTAGAGCCCCAAACTCATAATTTGGTCGTCGTAGGTTCAAGTCCTACCTGGTGCACAAGATCTGTTTATAGATCTACTTATATAAGGAGAATAAATGAAAACTGTAGGAGAAAAACTTGGTAACTTTGCCGTTACTGGAGTTAAACCTGGGGCACTATCTTATGATGATTCCTCATTTGAAGTACTAACACAAGATTCTTTTCCAGGCAAATGGAAGATTATTGTATTCTATCCAAAGGACTTTACATTTGTATGCCCAACAGAAATTGTTGCATATGATGCACTTGTAAATGATTTCAATGATCGTGATGCAGTCCTTATGACTGGATCAGTTGATAACGAGTTCTGTAAGGTTGCATGGAGAAATGCACATGATGATCTAAAGAAGACAAACTCATGGGCATTTGCAGACACAGCACATCAGTTAGCTGGAGACCTTGGTGTTCATCATTCATCTGGTGTTACATATCGTGCAACATTTATTGTTGATCCAGAAAACACTATTCAACACATTACAGTAAATAATCTTGATGTTGGTCGTAATGCAGATGAGGCTCTTCGTGTGCTTGATGCACTACAAACAGGAGAGCTTTGTGCATGCAATAGACCTCTTGGAGGAGAGACTCTATAATGTCTTGGGTTGATCAGCTTAAGGAAAACCTTCCAGAGTATGCAAAGGACATTAAGTTAAATCTTGATGCAGTAATTAATAGATCATCTATTGATCCTGATCATGCTACATACCTTGCTTTAGCAGCAGCATTTTCCACAGGCAATGGCAAGCTTGTTGCTTTTATTACAGCAAGTGCAACTGATCAAGTAGAACGAGATGCAGCATTAACTGCTGGTGCAATCATGGCACAAAACAATGTTTGGTATCCATACTTAGAAATGGCAGATGATGCTAACCTAACTGGACTACCAGCACAACTTCGTATGAATGCAATTGCATCTCATGGTGGTACAACAAAGGGCAAGTTTGAGGCATACTCTCTTGCTTCATCTATTGTTGGTAAGTGTCACTTCTGTGTTAAAGCACACTATGAAACATTGAAAGAAGAAGGCTATACAGTTGAACAGTTGCGTGATATCGGAAGAATTGCAGCAACAGTTAATGCATTAGCAAAGATACTTTCAGCTTAGCAAAAGTCCTGGGTATGACTAAAACTGCCTAACTTTAAACATCTGTAACTCAGTTGGTTAGAGTACCTGCCTTATATGCAGAGAGCCGTAGGTTCAAGTCCTACCAGATGTACCAAGCCTTTATAGCTCAGCGGAAGAGCGGACGGTTTCTACCCGTTAGGTCGGAGGTTCAAATCCTTCTAAGGGCGCTTTTTAATGTATACATCTGCATACATGTTTTCTTGTAATGCAAAACCAATAACTTCCCAGTCTTTGTTTTGATCTAAAAATTCACACACAACTTCAATAACACCGTAGTCTACTCCATGATCTTGGTCTACTATATAGTCGTTAAACCCAATGATTCCATCTTCCGCTAAAAGCAAAAGGGAATTAATTAAATCAGTTTTACAGTGATTGTAGTCATGGTTAGCATCAATGTAAATATAGTCAAACTTTTTATCAAGTGTTGGCATAATGTCATCACTATATCCTCTATGATAAGTAATAGTTTTAACATTCTTAAATCTATTTTTTACAAAATCAAAATGTCCTGCTTTATTAAACCTATTGCAGTCAGGCCAATCGTTGGCTTTAAACACGTCTACAAGGTCAATAGAGACTGGATTAACTTCTTTTATAAGTACTTCTGCATAGTCTCCAGCAAGTGTGCCTATCTCAAGTATTCTTGATCCCTTTGGTATGTGCTTGGCAAATTCTTCTTTGCTTGTAAAAAGTCTTGCATTATTTAGCTGATCTTGTGATATAGTTTTAATAGGCATAAGCCTAGTATATCAGAGTCTCTAGTGTATAATGATATACATGGGGTATCCAAATTGGTTTAATATAAGTGCCGTTAAATATTTTGATTTAATCTTACCACGCAGGTTTGCAGGTAAACCACTCATAGACTTTCTACAGATAGGTGCGTACACTGGTGATGCTAGTGAATGGATGTTAGATAATATACTTACAGATCCAACTTCATGGCTTACTGATGTTGATACCTGGTCTGGGTCTGAAGAAGAAGCACACAAGAAATTTGACTGGAATGAACTTGAACAGTTTTATGATAGCAGAATGTCTGCTTATACAAATGTATGTAAAGTTAAAGGGTACTCTGAAGAGTTCCTTAATACCGCTGAGAAATCACACTATGATTTTATATACATAGATGGCGATCATACTGCACATGGAGTATATACAGATGCAATACTTGGCTGGGATAAGCTAAAAATTAATGGGATAATGGCATTTGATGACTACCTATGGCAACATGATACATACCAGGAACACCTTAGACCTAAGCCAGGAATAGATAGGTTTTTACAAGAGCATAGTGGTAAATATCAGATACTGATTATGGATGAGCAAGTTTGGATATTAAAGCATGAGTAAGCTTAAAGGGTTTGGGCCAGCGTATGTTATAAATCTTAAAGACCACACTCATAGATTAAAGAATGTAGAGGATCAGTTTAATAAGTACGGAGTAACTGATTATACTATTATTGAAGCAGTTGATGGTAGGAAAAGCGATCTTTCTGATCAAATATCTGGAAAGTATCCTAAGTTAAAACCATCAGAAATTGGATGCATGATATCTCATATTAAAACTATAAAGCATTGGCTTGATACTTCTGATAGTGATTATGCAATTATAATGGAGGATGACTTTAGTTTTGATACAGTTGAGCATTGGTCATGGGATTGGCAATATGTAATAAATAATCTACCAAAAAGGTGGGATATTGTACAACTAATAATGATTAAGAATGAGCCAGTTAAATTTAGTCTTCATAAAAAAGAAAAGTATAACGTTAATACAAGAGGCTCGTATGAGTGGTCAACTGCATGCTATATTATTAATAGAAAATATGCAGAGTCATTTATTAAAGATCATACGATAGAAGATAAATATGTTCTTAAAAATTATGGATTGAAAAATCAAGCAGCAGATGTTATTTTGTATAACCTTGGTGAAGCATATTCTATGCCACTATTTACACATATACTAGATCCAAAAAATTCAATAAATAAAAATCATGAAGACTTTCATTTAAAGTCTAGCAACTATATAAATAAATGGTGGGCAAAGAATGGTAAACTTTATCCCAAAGAACAATTTTTTAATATTAATGAAGGCCTCAATAATAAGGTTGGAAAACCAAATATTTGTTTTAAGATATTTCATAACGAAGAAGATACTCCTATGATGGAAAAAAGAAATATACTAACTAAGCGTGCTATCACACAACTGGAAAAAGATTTTGATAACTTTGATACGCCAACAATAATGATTAAAAACACAGACGACATAAAATCTTTTTATAAAAATGCACAAATAAAGGTTGATCCAAAAGGATGGCTAGGTGAAGGTTGGAAGCCTGGAGAGCTTGGAATTTGGGCAAGTAACTATACGGCATGGAAAAACTTTTCTGAATCTAGTTATGACCATATTATATTAATGGAAGATGATATACAACTTTCAAAAGACTTTAGTGAAAAACTATATGAGTACATAGACGAACTTCCAGAGGACTGGGATGTATTCACAGTTTATGTTCCTCCAACTGGCAACGTAAGATACAAGAAAGATGGAAAGCATCTGGACATTGGAAAGAAAAATGTATGTAAGGTTTATCAATCATGGTCATGCTTATGCTATGTTGTAAGCAAGGATGGTGCTAAAAAATTAACTGAAATGGTAAAAACTCCAGTATCAAGACCAATTGATCACTATCTATTTTATAATGAAGATATAAATGTTTATGCTATAAAATACAATAGAGCTAATATTTGTAATATATATTCAACAACATCAACTGTTCAGCATACAAAAAAACAAGATATGACAGGATATCTTTAAACAAACTTGTTGTAAAAATATTCTATTGCAGAACCTTTAGGAAGATCGTTCTTGTCAATGCCTTCTCTATTTAAGAATTGATTCCATATCTGCAGTGTGTGTGAATACTTACACTTTTCTAAGACTTCTTCTAGGTGTTCACTCATCCAAATCTTCTTCCATTGCCAAAAATGAATTGGATAGAAAACCTTTGGTTGCTGTGCATATCTCAAAAGCCCAAGCTTTTTAGCACACTTGGTTACAAGTAGTGGACCTATTTCTGACCAAACTATCTTTGTCTTATCATAATTAACTGAATTATCTATTAGCATATTAACAAGGTTAGAGTCTTGTGGCATTCTTAATATGCCGTTTGCAAGTCGTCCCTCTTCTTCATAGCCAAACAGATAATCTCCAAAATCCCATTTATGCCTAAGACATATAGAGTCTGTATCAGTCCATGTAAGTCCTGTCTTTTGTATCATTGTATATCTAAACATATCAGCAAACGGTCCATATGAATTCTGTATTGTAAAAATCTCAGACTCAGGAATTATTTTATTTGCATCTTCTTTTACTACACCTTTTGGAACCTTCATGTCCATGTCATAAACAAACAGGGTAAAGGAATGACCATAATATATAAATGAAGCAAGAGCTGTTTGTTCAACCTTACTTAAAGGATTGCCTATCCACAAAGATCCAAAATCAGCCATGAGTATATCCTATCATAATAAAGAAGGCCAGCCTACGAATAGACTGGCCCCCATATATATTGTATTACTTTACTGGCTTCTTAGCAGCCTTCTTCTTTACAGGTGCCTTAGCAGCCTTCAGAGCCTCATCTACAGCCTTAGCATCTGGCAAGATACCAAATGACTTGTCGTTAGGGTTGAGTGCTCTAATGGCAACTGGTGCGATAGCAGCAACAAGTGCTGTCCATAGATCCTTTGGATCTGTCACGCCTGCCATGTATAGGGCAAGTCCTGATGCAAGTACTGATCTTCCGTATGAAGATAGTAGTGCCTTTAGTTGTTCTGTATTCATTTTTCCTCCTAGGATATTACTCGTGTTAGTAATGTAAAGCCAATCCATAGACCAATAATTCCTGCGACTCCCGCAAAAACTGGTGGTGCTGGTACTGGCAATTTGAATGCTGCGAACACGACACCGCACCCAAAACCTGTTAGTGTTGATAATAAAATATCTTTCATTGTTCTTCCTCCGTTGGCAAAAGCTTTTTCAGTTCTTGATATTCTTTTGATATTTTTTTCATTGAATGATAGTGTGGGTATGCTTCACCTACAAGACCATATTCATCAAAGTATGCTATCTCAGGTTCAATCTCGTTAACAAATTTTGTTAGACCTTTTTGAACATCTTCAATGTAAAGATAAGCCCAATCACGTGAATCAGATAAAAATTTAATAAAGTTTTCTTTATGTACGTCACTGTCAGACTCTTCTTGCTTTGTGCTATTAAAAATGTCTTGAACTCTAGCCAGAGATACCACTAAGACTTTCATTCTTTGTCTTAGTGTGATTACCTTGAAAGTCATAGCTATTGCAATAATTGAAACAACTATAACAAGTGCTCCAGATATAAGTGTTACTGGTTCCATTTACTTCACCGCTTCTCTAGATACTAACACAACTGCACCTTCCATTTCTAGTGCATTTTTTAGTTGAACAACATATTGCAATGCTTTTATCTTTTCGTCATGACTCATTGATATAAAATCATACTCATTAAGCTTAATTGTAAGGAAATGTTCATTGTCTATTATATTAACCCCAAAACCTTTAGGAGCAAGTATAGAGTGAGCTGCTCTACGCATTGAGTCTGTATACATTAAACATCCTTCTTTCCATCATCTACAAAATTAAAGACTTCCTCAAGTGATTCCCAACCTAGATCTTCTTTTATTTCTAGTGCTGCAAGAAAAATATCCCACGTTTCATATACATATTGCTTTGCAAGCTTGCTTGGCTCTACAAGTTCATTGTCAATTAAAAATGCAATGGGCAAACCAATATCATTATATTCAATAAAGTCTTTAAAGTATTTGTCAGACTTATAGTCCATCCACAAGTCTCCAAGTATTGAACAGATTGCTTCAAAACTAGTTACTACTTCTCCATTGTTAGAGATTTCCACATCTCACCCCACTGTTCTTTTGTTCTATGTTTGCTAAACTCTCTGGATATCTCACCATTTTCTAAGTATATGCCTCCCCATACTCCCCACTCTTTTCCTGACACGCCATTTGCAAAACATGTTTTTTGAACAGGGCAAGACTTGCATAAGGTGTCTATTGATACTCTTACAAGCTCATTATCTTCATAGTGATCAAAAAATAAATTAGTATCAGAATCAAAACAGGCACCAGTATCTTTCCATAAGTGTTGTTTCATATCTATACCTTGTATCTATTTGGAATATCCCACCCATTACGATCAGGTACAAAGTTTTTAGCTAAAAACCACTTACCATTACGATAGATTCCATTAATTGCTGTTTTAGCCATATCAGATTGCTTTGTTTCAACAACTGTCCAGCCATTCCAATGAAGGTTGTAGTTCTTTGCTACAATTTTTTCCATTGCTTCTAAATTATTTACTATCATTTTTACCCCTTAGTATCGGAAAATTCCAACTTCAACATTATTTTTTTCAGCAATTGTAACAAGTTTTGATATAGGCTGCCTAGGCTTGCTTAAAAAAGCAAGATAATTTACATGAGACATGTTTTCCTCAATCCATGAAGAAGGAACCTTATGTAACTTAATCTTGCGTCCACGAGACTTCATTCCTCTTTCAGACAAATTACAAAACTCAGAAGCAAAAGAATTAATTGCTGCTGGTCCTGCTGAATAAATTACGAACTCTTTATCTCCAGTCTTCATTCCAGAAAGAGCAACACTCATAGCACGAAGAAAGACTTGATAATTATCAAAGTCCGTTGTTCCATGCACCGCTACTATCATCAGAATTTCCATTCTTTAAACTATCCAAAATGAATAGCATCTTATCAATATCCCGATTTGACATATTGCTTGTATCAACTGGCTTAACTGTTTCTGGATTAACTAATCCATTAGCAATGTCTGCCACATAAAACATATTGTCATGTACCCAATATGCATGATCTTCAACCATTAGAACCCTTACGCTGTTATTCTTCAAATGCTTTCTAGCTTGTGAAGGACGCTTTGGTTCATCAAAAAGATCCTTTGGAATAAAGTGTTTTACTATGCTGTGTATATCACTTTGTGTATATACAACTTTAGCAAAGTATTTTTTACTCCTTTTTACCGCTATTACAATTATAGAGCATCCCGCTATCAATGTCAAGCTGATAGCAAGCAATGTAATCATTAGTTTTCCTTTTTAGTATGCTTAACAGTATAGTTATCAATGATAGATTTAACTGTACCGTTTTTATTTAAGCGCACAATCTTTCCATCTTTAATCTGTGTTGCATTAAAAGATCCAGCCTTTTTCTTTGGCATTACTTTTCACCCTCTTGTTTTGTATTAAATATATGAGTTAGTGATTCTGCTCTTGTATAATCCTTACCAAAGTCAGCAAACAATGCCTTATCTTTTTCACGATTAACAATTCCTCTTGACCATGAGAAACCTGCATCCCCACCCCATGCAAGCCACATTATGTATCCATTAGATGGGTTAGCTGTGTTTCCCCAGTCTTTGCCCTTCTTATCTACTTCGTGGCGTGAGAAGTATGAGTACATTCTTTTAACAGTACTAAGAGAAATAGTTTCTCCTCTTGCCAGCTGACCTGCACGAGTCCAACCAACTGCAGTTCCTGCACCAGTTGCCTTACCATCTTCTTTAAACTTAATTGCTCTACGAGCTGCAGATCTTGCTCCTGCTGGTGGTGAGTACCCATCTGCTTTTGAAACTGTATCTGTTTCATATTCAACTGTGTCGTCATCTTCAAACAGATCGTCTGCTTTTGCAGCAGGAACACAGTTAGGAACCCTCTTCCCATCTTTTCCTGGCTTCATTCCACGCTGTACATATCCATCCCAGCAAGGAGCTTGCTTGTTCATTTCATCTTTACAAACTGGACAGTCTGGACAATCAACATCTAATTCTTTGCATGTTTCACATCCACAACCTTGATATGCTTTATCAATTGAGGTACTTTCTGGGCAACAGTGAGACTTGCCAATTGATGCGTCATACATTGCTATTTCAACTTCTGAATCCATTTCATGTCCTTCCAGACTATCAAGTCTTGTTGCATCCATATACATCATCCCAATACTATAAGCAGTCTCTTCCCACTTACCGTCTTCTTGCTCATACATCCTGACAGACATAGCTGGGTTGTCTGGTGGCATTGACTCAAGGGCATACTCAGAACCAGGGGTTCCTAGTGTTCCACCCTCTATCATAATGTGTTCTACCCTACCATGAACCATGCCTTCTTTGGTCATGCCCATTACAAAATCGCCTTCTTTTATCATATACTGATTATATCAGAATTGTTGATTATATTAATTGGTTTTATCCCTGTGTTATTTTTCAGTAAAGCCTATTTTTGCTTTAGCAGCCATCAAGGACTCTTTATCTGGAGCCCCCCAATAACCTAAATATTCACCACTAAATATTTCCTTATATATTTTTTCAGAATCAGCATGCATTCTACCTTGATAGTCTGAGCCAGATTGATTAATATTTTTGTTCATTCTCCAATTCCATTCTGGATCTATAAAATCATTATTTTTATCGCTGGGAAGAGTTTGTTCGTGATACTTATTTAATGTTAAAAGAAGGGGATGCTTTATGGCAAAAATTTTATATCCTCTAGACAAAAGCCTTAATCCATGATTAATTTGATCTCCATTGAAAAAATCTGATGGGTCGTGCATAACTTCCCTTATAGTGCTATATTTAAAAAATACCAATGAGGCATGTATACAATTTACTTCTTCATACTCCTCGGACTCAAAAATATGTGTTCCATATGTGATTGGTAAACCAACATTATATTCGGAAAAATGTTTTCCTTGCCAACCATCAAACCTAATCTCTGGCTTTGTATTATGATAGTCTATTAATTCATGATATTTATTGTTGTAAGGATCTATCTTGTTTTTACCGTCTGTTGATAGTGCAGTATCTGTAGAAAACATTGTGTCTCTATCTTTTGTATCATAGTATAGGTTTCCTCTTGGGATTGCAGTTAAAACCAATCTATCAGTTTTAGCATGGTCAACAATTTTTTCAAAATTCTCTATAAGCTTTAAGTCCCAATCTTTTGTGAATACTGTGTGTGCATCTATTTGCAAAACATAATCATGTTTACGTGTGGATAAAAGAGATGCGTTCATTCTTCCAAAACCAGTTCCCATAGGTGATGGTGTGAATATCTCAGCATAGAATATGTTTGAATTATTTGTAAAAAAATCATTGTCTAATAGTGAGTGCTCTTTTGTTAATATGTTGTTAAATACACCAAAGAATATTCTATCTGGTTTATTGGCCATCAGCATTGCACTTTTAATTGTTTGCTCAAGAAAGTATTCTTCACATGATGCCATTGTAACAAAAATTGTATTTTCTATATTATTCATTTTTATTTATCACCCTTTTTAGTTCTTGTAATGACCACCTTTCTTGTTTAGAAAGTGCCTGTATTTCTTTTGGATCGTAAGATTTTTTAGTTAAAGATATTGCTGGGTCTTCCATTAATAAATCTATATTTACATATCCTTTTTCCCAAAGAGCCATTAGTTCAGCATTTACAAAGTTAAGATGGTCAGCATAAAGCTCTGGCATTATTTCTTTTACTTTTGGTGTAAAAGCATAAAGCATTTCTCCACTATCAGGATCTACTCCTGCTACCTCTATTCCACCTTCAAGAATTAAGTAGTCTATCATTTCACTAATACGCTCATCATCAAACATCTATAAAGTCCAAGAACTCTTGACGAGTCTTTGCACCATTCATACGCTTTATTTCTCTTCCATCTTCCAAGAGTACGTATGTTGGAATAGACTTAATGCCAAACTTTTCTAATAGCTCTATCTCTGTATCTGCATCAACAAAAATAAAATCAATCACTCCATCTTTTTTTAATTCTTCTGCAACTGGTCTTGTACGCTGACAAGGGTTACACCACTCAGCAGTAAAGTAAAGGACGTGGCTCATTTTCCAGACTTCTTTCTAGCTTTTGCAAGTAAATCAAAGTCTTTAACTTTAGTATCTCCCATGTATCCCCATGCATAACCATCATTAATCATAATATCATTCAAGGATACTGTGTCTCCATTGATATATACCCAGCCCAGTATGCGACCATACTTCTCAGATGAGTCCATCTTCTCTGTCTTAATAACAACAGACTTAGCATCCTTAAGGTTCTTCTTTAGGTACTCTTTAGACTCAAGACCTAGAGCCTTTTCTTTAAGGTCCTTTGTACGAGACTCAGGGGTATCAATGCCAGCTAATCTTACACGGGACTGAAATAGAATATCAAATCCTAAATCAATAAGAACGTCAATGGTATCTCCATCTACTACGTTCTCTACTTTTCTTACATAGTATTCATACATTTGTAGCCTCCTTGTTTTTTACAAAATTGTAAACCTGTAAATCTATACTGTTGAGTTCTAAAATCCTATCTTTTTCCGCCTGGGTTAATAGGCTTACAAAATACTCAGAAGAAACACTCTCTTTGTTTAGCTCAGATGGTCCAACATTAATCTTAGTATTAAAATCAAAGTTTATTTCAATATCGTGATTCAGTAAAAACCAATCCTTAATTTTACCACAAAATACTTTAATATTTTCAACTGTGTTTACTATTTCAAAGCTGTTTATATTATCAATTGCATTGGACAAAGATGTTTTTTCATTTCCAACAAACCAATCAAATCCACCACCTTCATGATATTTTTTCATTATTTCTGATCCATACTTTGTATAAAAAGATTTTGGATCCCAGGACCTTGGGTCAGCAGAGTTACAAATAAACCTACTCTGATAATTATTATGAATTAAAAAGTTTTTGTCTTCAAACAAATAATATAAAAATTTTTCTTTGTTGTCTTCTATACTTGTATACTCAGGTCTGTTTTTTAAATATCTTGGATATATAAAATTAAAGTAGCTTGCTCTTGCCTCTATTGGTTCCCTAACTATTGTTGCCGTGTCAACATCTTTTAAAAATTCTATTGGGTATGTTCCAGCATGAGCAGAAATATAAATTTTTGAATGTAAAAATTCATTATTATTTGGATAGTGAGTGCTAACATAAGATAAAAAATCATTGCTTATACTATTCTTTATGTTATGAGAGATAAATTTTCCAGCAGTTTTTGGTATGTGCAAAAAGTATAGCTGCTTACCTACGCTCATTTTCTACCCCATTGTATATAATTCCATCCACGCTCGTGTGCGTAGTAGATGAATATTTTAACTACCGTTTCCCAAAATGCAATTGTGACAGACAGGGCAGCATTCTTTGTAATAACATAAGCAACAGCAACTGAGGAAAGTGTTCCCCATATACGATAACTTAGTGCCTTAGCAAACGACCTGGCCTTTGTTACTTTCATGCTGGCCACTCCATATTGTTAGGTCCTTTACTAATTGAGTTCCAAATTTTAGATACCCATTTCTTTACGTTTTTGCGTAGCCGAAATAGCATGAATGTCTGCCCCCAAATCTACTTGTTCAATCTTGTATCCTACATCACGACCATATACAATGTTGGTAATGTTAGGCAGTCTTAGTACTAATGCTCCATCCATAAATTCATCCTTGGCAATATACTCCTTTACCTGATCAAACTTAAGTGGATCTTTTTCACTTGTATTGTATGTATTGCGTACACCAAGAAGAACCTGGTCTGTTCTTTTACCCGCCTCTTTATAAAGAGCATGGTGTCCTTCATGCCATGGTTGGTATCGGCCAAGCATTAGTGTTGTTGGAGCTGACCAATCATGAAGGCTAAACTTATCAATGATGTGAGATGCCTTTGCTTCTGCATCTAAGTTGTGACTAATAAAAGAAACATCTGTATTGGTTGGTCGTTCAAACATTTTATTTGTATCTTCAAATCTGCCCTCAGCAATTGTGTCCATAAACACCAAGATATCTGGGTTACCAAACGCTGCACGAGTAAGATCAGTTGGGCATACAAAGTCAACAATTACTGGAGCAACTCCCTGCCTAGATATAAGCCTTGCTATCTCGCCCATGCGTCGTGATTGTTCAAGTCTATCTTCAGAAGAGAAACCTAAATCTGAATTTACAGTTGCACGTACCTCATCTGCATTAAGATGAATAGCATTTATGCGTTCTTTTAGAGCCTTTGCCAACTCTGTTTTACCAGAGCCAGGGAGACCAATAATCTGAATAATCATTTTTTTCTCATTTCTTTATTTGGCATTATATCAATAAGCAAATGAACCCTATCGTCTTTGCCATTATTTTCTACTGCATGTACTCTTGAATTATTAATCTCCCAGCATTCTCCTTCAGCCATATTAATCTTTTCTGATCCAACAGTAAAGAATGTTTGATCTGATGTAATTATTGGTATATGATGCCTTCTTGAAGAAATAAGATATTCTCCGCTATCTGAATGTGCAGAAATATTATGACCTGCTTTTAACTTTATTAAAAGAACATTACTTCTAATTCCATGATGCTTTAATTCTAAATCTGTAATAATTGGATTGATCATATCAAGCAATGTATTATCATTGCTTTTTTGCTCAACAACAAGATATTCTCCTTGCTTCCAACCAAGATTTGTTTTATATATAAAATAAGAATTTGTATCTTTGTGTGCATGAAAAACATCTTGCCTTGATGTATCAATAAACCATTCATCAGAAAAACTATTTATATATTCTTTAATTGGCAATACATCGTAGTTGCCAAGAAAATTAAAGTTAAAGTCTTCTAATAACTTGCTCATTGTTAGCTAACTAGTTTTTCTCGTTCATCAAGAATTGTCAGCGCAAAAGACATCATTTTCTTATAACCTTCAGCATTATCCATGATTTTGTTATAGTGATGTCCACAAAACATTAAGTCACCAGACAGTCCAGTTACTTTCACTAAAGCTTCTGCAGCACAAGAATCACAACGATCTGATGGCTTCAACACCCATTCTTTTGTTACTTCTTCTTCTGTAACCATTGTATTCATAGTATACCCTTACTTTCTGTTATCAGTGGAATAAAAACCACTACCGTTGAAAACTGCTCCTACATTAGAGTATACACGAACCAGTGGTAGATTGCAATCTTCACAATCATACCCTGGGTCATTTTCTTTGATAGATCTTTCTTTTATATACCGTGTTGCACAAGGCATACAGTCATATTCGTACGCTGGCATTACTTAACCTTACGACCAAACCTTGCCCACATTCTTTCATGAATATAGAAGAAAGTCATTTCTAGTGAAAGATACATCAATCCATACAGACCAACATACTCCCACTCTGCCTCTCCAGTAAAATACTTTAGAACAAAATAAATTATTCCAGCTACAAAAGTAAAGTGTACGAAAGGCCAACTAACAGTCTTTAGTAATGACTTTTTTTTAGACTCCATTACAGTGCTACCTTATTTGTCTTTCCGCCACCGCCACCAGAAGACTTCTTGGCAGATGGCTTTGCAGCCTTCTTAGCAGCATCTGGAGATGCAGCCTTGACAGGTGTTGGTGTTGATGCTAACTTATTAAGAAGTGGAATATTCTCTTCACCAGTATATACTGGGCGACCCCAACCAACGATTCCGTTAATTAACTTCTTTTTGTTATTCTTTACATATGCACGAGTTTTTTCTACGCACATTCCGCCATTGCGTTGATCTCCCTTGGCAGTTCCTGAAGTGTTTCCTTCAATTACTTGGATTGTTCCATCGCCGTTGTTCTTAATGCAAATACCAACATGTGAAATACGATTTACACCGTCATCTGGAAAATCAAAATAGATCCAGTCTCCTGGCATTGGATCATCATTACGGGCATCTGACCAACGCTCATTCTTCTTAAACCAATCTGATGCTGCTACTGTTGAAGCAGACTTTGGATACTTCTTTGGATTTAAACCAGATGTGAATGCACACCAAGAAACAAATGACTGGCACCATGGCTGAAAATTCATTCCAGTCCACTTTCCATATTTTGTTTCATTATCTTTAGGACCTTCAATGGTCCCCACTTCTGCCTTTGCAACCTCAATGATTGCTTCTAGTGATCCTTTAATTGACATTTTACCCTCCTATAGGTATCTATCTATTATAGCACTAGGAGGCTTTGTGTGTCAAACGATAATGAGTCCTTATTCTATGACAGTTAGCACACACAACTTCACACTTGGCTATTTCTTTTTTAATTGCTGCCCAAGAAAATCCATCATGAATCATACGTGAAACATTATATTTTTTATCTTTAAGATGATCAAAGTCTAAGACTATTGGGTTGTTTGCTCCACAGTCTGCACAGCCAGATGCTTCCTTTATATCTGAAAGCCTTTTTTTTAGCTGTTGTTTATTATAATGTGCTAACTCTTTGTCAGTCATAATAATAGTTATATATTGTATTTAACTATTTTCAGGATTTATAATAGATTTTTTTCCAGCAATTAGTGATTCTATTTCTTTACAAACCACTTCATACTCTTCTTCAAATATTTTCTTAGATCTTCCAGGACCAACGTCTATAGGTATTCCTGCTTTTTCCGCAGCTTCTTTAACACCCTTTTCAGAATCATAATTTAAAACAGTGCACTGATACCATTTAGAGATGTACCCATCTTTATCAATGAGATACTTTTCAAAGTTTCCGCCTTGCTCACCACCACATGCCTGATCCATGTTTAGCCAGTACGAGTAGTATTCCTTTTTATTTATAATGCCCAAATCTTTTTCTTTATTGGCAATATTATTCATATGGTTTTTAACTTCTTTATACAGTTCATGAGGTTCTTGTCTTGGTTGACCTAAACCATTTACAGTTGTGTCCCCGTTATGAGGATTAAGCTCATTTACAGACATGTTTGGATTTGATGCCACCATTTCTGAAAACTGAAAGGTAGTTCCATAAACATCTCTTCCATACTCTTGTGAATCTAATCCACAAGTAATTCCTTGTGACCACTTTCCATGAGTAATTCCAGGACCACAATAATCATTGGTTGGGATAGCAATAACTTGGAAGTCATCTCCACCATACTTATCTTGAAGCCATTGTAGGATTTCCATTTGGTTAGCATTGCCACAACCAACTGTTGTGTTTACTAATAGTCCAACCTTGCCTTTAAACTGATCTAAGAAGTTCGGCGCATCTTCAGCCGAGTTAAGAGGGATTGAGTAGATGGGTTTCATGTAATTATTATAGCATATGTTAAAAGCCCCACACAGGCAATTCACCTGACTTGCGCCACGGTCTCTATCCAATGGGTAACTAATCCATCACTAAGGTCCTGTGTGGGGACATTTATATTGTACTACTTGATTTTGATTGTCTTAGGCTTCTTCTCTTCTGGAACAACACGATCAATACTAATATTGAGCATACCGTCCTTTAGATCTGCCCCAGTCACTTCCATGTATTCACCAAGAGCAAATGATCGCACAAACTTGCGACCAGCAATTCCCTTATGAACAACTTCGGCATCTGTAACATCTACAATCTCACCCTTAATTACAAGAGTTCCATTTTCAACTATTACTGAAATATCATCTCTAGTAAAACCTGCAATAGCAAGTGATAGCTTGTATGTATCTTCATCTAGTTTAAGAAGATCATATGGAGGATATGACTGTGAATTTATTTTATGTAAACTATCTAAACGGCTTAAGTCTCTATTAAAGCCAATAAAAAATGGATCATTGAAAAAATTTCCAAAAGATCCGTTATATGTATATGATGCTACCATTTTATTCCCCTTTCAAGCGAATAAGTTAGTGTACCCCCGTAGGCAGTACATATATATTATATCAAACTTTTGCTGGTCTGGCAAGACTTGAACTTGCGACATGGGCATTAACAGTGCCCCGCTCTGCCAACTGAGCTACAGACCAAACTCTTTTACTTAGAGATGTAAGGATATCCCAATACATTTACCAACTTTGAAGCAAAGTCAGAAAAAGTTTTATCATTAGACTTTAAGTATGATGCTGCGGAAAGTACTGTTGCTCCTGAAGTTGAATTTGTTGAGCCAGGTGTACCGTTATATCTAACAATAGAGATATCTCCTGGAGCAACTAAATCAAGTCCAGGCCCTCTGTTTGTAGTTCCGTCAAAGTTATTGTATACAGTTGGAGTTTTTGGAAATGCTGCAAGTGCACCAACACCAATCACACCATTAACACAAGATGGGAATCCAACTATTGTTTGTGATTTGTTATTTCCTGTAGCAGCAAAAGTTGGAATATTTTGTGCATTTAAAGATGAAATAGCATTAATAGTTTTTACATCAGAAGAACACGCCAACAGGTTATTCTTTGACGTTCCTGACTGACTAATAGAAACAGCGTCAATACTATATTTTGATGCATTCTTTGATACCCAGTCAATTGCTAAAGACAAAGACTGTGGTTGGTTTCCTGAGTTTCCTGCTGCTGAAATATCTGCAATTCTAACAAATACAATCTTAATGTTTGGGTTAATTGCTAAAGCTGCCTGTGTCATATTGTAACCATGATATGTATCGTTACGAATATCTGCTGGCCATGCTGTAGAATTAGCTGACCCAACACCCTCCATAAAGGCTGTTTTGTTTGGACAAGATCTATTTACAGTAAAGCATGCTTCGTAAATTACTGCAGGAATCTTTTTTGAATCAATTGCTGTGTCAATAATTGCTAAGACCTTTTGATCTTGTGCATGTGCTGGCTCAACTGCCAATAGTGCAAGTACTGCTGATAGTGCTACGATTACTAGTTTCTTCATTTTATTACCCCTTTTATTTTTTATTGTTGTATGATTTTAAAAACTACTTGGCATGGGTCTCCGCCTTGCTCCCACTCTTGCATTTCTTCATCTGTCATGTAACTATCACCTTCGTGTGTGTTACAAAATGGTGGAGATATCCACTTACGCTTGATACCGTTTTCCATCCAGATTTCAAATTCATCATAGTCAGACTCTAATGCCTGAATATCTTTTAGTATTTCATCAAACTCTTCGTCCATAATATAAGTATACCTCTAAGCAGTTAGTATGTCAACTGGACCAATACAAGATGTACTGTATGCAACCGCTGCATTTAAAGCTAGAGTCAGACGACGCTTGGGATCTTTATGATTTTGGGTAGCATGAAGAGAACCCATAGCGAAGTCTGCTCCAGATCCTATAGCACAGAAGTCTCTGTCATAGGAAACTAATGTAAGGCCATCTGCATCATGTTCATACAGCTTTCCTTTTACTCCAATCAATAGGGATAATTCGCTATCCTTACCGCCAATATCCCACTCAGTATAAAAAGCTTTTAGTGATTTTAAAAATTTACCATGCATAAATTTATCAGGGTTGCCTTCTAATGCAGGTGGTACAAAGTTGTATTGAATAATCTGACCATCAAATGTACCAGCAAAACCAAATATGTAAGGACCTGATTTCCATATTTTTGGTTTGTCAATAGGAACAATGTAGGTACCTTCAGATGCCCCACGTTCTCCAGCAAGGTATACCTTACCGTCCTTCATTATTCCTGCAATGCAAGTCATGCCTACCCCTAAGTCACTATATTACTAGTATACCAGAGGCAGGCATGAGTGTCAAATATGATTAATTATACTAACTTTGACTTTGCTCTACGCTTTTCTACAGCAACATCTTGTACAGTTACTGCATTTTTGTCTGTAGTGGAAAATGCTGCGTTGATTTCATCTCTTGTAAGCTTGCCATCGTCCATAAATGCACGAGCTAGCTTCTCAACAACAACTGCTACTGCACTAAGTCCAGCAACTGTCATAGCCTTTGCTACTGAAATTCCTGCGATTGCTCCAGCACCAATTACTGCAAGTGCATTTGCTGCAAAGACTGCAACGATACGCATCAAGATGTTCCAAATATTTGTTATGCTATTCATTTTTACTCCTCTCTATTTCTAATTGGACTTGTTAGTATCCATAATGCTGTTGTTGCCATGATTCCATAACCAACAATAGTTTTAGCACTACCGTCCAAAACTACCCAGGCAATAAACATACCAAGAAGGGTCCACGCCTGGTCTACCATATCCTTTAGGATATTCTTTATTATTCTTACCATCTTCTTCCTCCTCTTGAACCTGGTGAATTGGAACCTGATGCTCCACCTCCACCAGAACTTCCTCCACCCGTACTTCCTCCTGTTGCCCCACCAGTTGCTACTGCAGCTGCGTTAATTGCTGCTCCTGCTGCTACAACAGTAGCAACGACCATATCTGTAGCTTCTTCTCTTTCTTCTTCAGTCATGTCTGCACCAATACTTCCAAGTGCTTGTAAAGCTGCACCTGGATCTGAAAACGCTGCCTCTAACAATGCTCCTGGATCTTGAACTAATTCAATATTTGCTGCAACTTCAGCAGTAATAACAAGAGCATTACCATTTTCATCAGTGCGAACTTCAACTGGTGTTGATGCTGGAAGATCAGAATATGAAATTCCAGATGCTTGTACTTGTTCTGCTGAAATAGACTCTCCTGGTTTTAAGTCTGCAACTAGTGATGTTACAACTGCAGATACTTCTTCTTTTGATAACTCTTTTCCAGCTTTTGCTTCTTCAGCAATTTTTGCTAATCTTTCTGCCTCAGCTTTTTCAGCAGCAATACGTTCTGCTTCTTGCTTTTCTTTCAACTCAGCAGCAGCCTTAGCCTCTGCTTCCTGCTTGGCCTTTAGTTCTGCAGCAGCCTTTGCTTCTGCTTCCTGCTTAGCTTTGAGTTCTGCTGCAATTCTGTCTTTCTCTGCTTGAATTCTTGCCTCTTCTTCAGCCTTAGCCTTAGCCTCTGCTGCTAATCTTTCTGCTTCAATCTTTGCAAGACGTTCTGCTTCTAATCTTTCTGCTTCTGCTTTTTCAGCAGCAATTCTTTCTGCTTCCAAACGAGCCTCTGCCTCAGCCTTTAGCCTAGCTTCCTCTGCTGCTAATCGTTCAGCTTCTAAACGAGCTTCTTCTTCAGCTTTGGCTTTAGCAATCTCTGCTGCTATTCTTTCTTCTTCAATTCTTTTAGCTTCAGCCTCTGCTGCTGCTTTTTCAGCTGCTATACGCTCTGCTTCAATCTTTGCTGCAAGTTCTGCTGCAATTCTTTCTGCCTCAATCTTGGCTAGACGTTCTTCCTCAGCTTTGGCTTCTGCTTCTTGTTTTGCTTTTAATTCTGCAGCAATTCTTTCAGCTTCAATCTTTGCAAGACGCTCTGCTTCAGCTTTTGCTGCTGCTTCTGCTTCAAGTCGTTGACGTTCTAATTCTGCCAAACGTGCTGCTTCTGCTTCAGCAGCAAGCCTTTGTCTCTCAATCTCTGCTAGCCTTTCTTGTTCAGCAATAGCAGCAAGTCTTTGACGCTCTAGTTCTGCAAGTCGTTCTTGTTCAGCAATTGCAGATAATCTTTGTGCTTCTAACTCTGCAGCAATTCTATCTTGTTCTGCTTTAATTGCAGCTTGTCTTGCTATCTCAGCTAATCTTTCTTGTTCCGCAGCAATTGCAGCCTGACGTGCTGCTTCCTCTGCTGCTAACCTTTGACGTTCTAACTCTGCTAATCTTTCTTGCTCTGCAATTGCTGCTTGTCTTGCAGCCTCTGCTGCTAACGCAGCCTGACGTGCTGCTTCTTGCTCTGCTGCAATTCTGGCTGCCTCAGCAAGTGCAGCTTGTCTTTCTGCTTCAACTCTTGCTGCTTCTTGTTCTGCAGCAATTCTTGCAGCCTCTGCTGCTAACGCAGCCTGACGTGCTGCTTCTTGTTCTGCAGCAATTCTTGCAGCCTCTGCTGCTAACGCAGCCTGACGTGCTGCTTCTTGTTGAGCTGCCAGTAATGCTGCTGCTTCTGCTTCAAGTCTAGCGACTTCTGCTAGTCTAGCAACCTCTGCAAGTCTTGCTATTTCAGCCAGCCTAGCAACTTCTTCTAATCGTG